CTCGCTGAAGATTACTGGGAGTTCGTGGAATACGGAAGGAAGCCAACAAGAAATGGTCACATTGAAGGCACACCATATTTGTGGCAGTCAATCGCAGAATGGATGGCATTCAAAGCCGTCAAACCACCTGAAGATTTTACCTATGATTCATATGCAAAAGCCATTGCAAAAAAGATTCACAAAGTAGGTACAAAGCCAAAGCCATTCCTTGAAAGTGCGTTCACGGAATCAATACAGATGGAATTGGTCAATGAGTTGAACGCTCGTTTCGGGGATTTGATATTCTCGGAAGACATAAAATTGTAACAAAAAGAAAAGTTTATTTGCATTATTAGAAAGTTTATTTTACTTTTGCTTTCGTTATGGATTACAACAAAGCAATTGAAACAATTAAACTTAAACGCAGACAAGGACTATTTCAAATAGTCGCTCGTAAAACAGGCGTATCACTTCCAACGGTTAGAAAGTATTTGGTTGAGGGAAACATCGTTTCACCCAAAGCCAAAGCCGTCATTGAAATTGCATTGAGGGAGGTGAACAATGATTGAGGCAACAATCAACGGATGGATTCTCACAATCGGTGGGGATAGGTATGTCTATATTGACAAGCAAGTTGATGACTATTTGCTTGAGAATCACTTTGATGAACTTGAACCGTATATGATCAAGCGAGATGTGTATTTCGGTGGATGCGTTGAGACCAATTTGGTCGGCATTGAGACGGAGAGATTCTTTTTCCTTGAACCCGACAAGTTTACAGTATTATTTATGCTCGGACACAAAACAAATTTCCTATGAATAAAAGCGAATCAATCAAGAACATCGCTGGTGCGTTGGTAAAATTCCAAGCATCGGTCAGCAAGGTAGCAAAGGAAGCCAACAATCCTTTCTTCAAATCCAAGTATGCAAGTTTAGCGAACATACTGGACACCATCCAAAAGCCATTGAGTGAATGTGGTTTGGCAATCAGTCAATTCCCTGATGGGAACGCACTCACAACCATTATCCTTCACGCTGATTCAGGCGAGTGGATGGAATCATCTTATGTGATGCCAGTTGCAAAACAAAACGATCCACAAGCAATGGGAAGTGCAATGACCTACGCACGGAGGTATGCACTTGGTTCAATCCTAAACTTGAACATTGATGATGATGATGATGGTGAGAAAGCAATGGGCAGACAGATTCCAAAGAAAGATGAACTCACACCAAAGCATCCATCGTGGGCGAAAGCAGTTGAACACTTGAAGACGGGCGGATTGATGACAGACATCACAAGCAAGTTTGAGGTATCTCCGGTCAATATGAAACTTTTAATTGGCGAGAAATGAATAACACACATCCAGTTATTCACACTTCTTTGAACGAAGAAGATTGGCAAAGGTTGAGAAGTTCACGCTTCACCGCTTCCGAAATTCACAAACTGATGGGAACTCCGAAAAACAAATCGGAGTTCTTGTCGGAAACTGCAAAATCATTTGTGTTTGAGAAGGCAGCGGAATACTTAACCGGTGCGAAATCGGAGATCTATGGTAGGGCTTTGGATTGGGGCAAGGAACACGAGAAAGAAGCCTTCCACTATTTCTCCCAACAAACCGATGAGTTCTTTACTTACTACGGTGCAGAGACATACACTTTTATCACTTATGGTGAATGGGGTGGGTATTCACCTGATGCACTCGGTCACCAGTTGGTAGAAATCAAATGCCCGTTCAATTCAGGCAACCACCTTCAAAACTTCTTCATCAAAAACAATGAGCAGTTGAAATCAAAACGCACGGAGTATTTTTGGCAGATGCAAATGGGGATGATTGCAACCGGATTGGAAGAAGGTTTGTTTGTTTCATACGATCCCCGAATGCCCATCGGCAAGAAGCTCACAACCACTCTTATCACTTTGGAAGAAGACATCCAAGAAATCATTGATGAGAAATTGACCTACGCTGGGGAACTATTTTTGTCAATCACAAAATAAATCGTTCATTCACAAAGCCAATTAGAAAATAAATTTGCATAAGTGAAAGAAAGTATGTTGTTTTGAACTATGGCACTTGACATAATTTATCCAATCGTTTTAACACCCATCGTTTTTGCGGTGGGTTACTCTATCCATTGCATCAAGAAAGCAATGAACAAAGAACTTCCCGAAGCCAAACCTTACCAGTTTGAACGGGATCAGTACAATCCGGAGTTTGACCAATTTAGTCAAACAATCTTCAATCACAAATTCTACAAAGGAAAAGCAAAATAAAACTATGAAACAAATACAATTATTTAATCAATTCACCGAGGTTGAATTGGAAATCTTGAGAAAAGCAACAGATGTTTTGAATCTTTATTTTAACGGCACTACAAAGCCCAAAAGCAAAAGACCGAACCGAGTAGTTCACAGGACAACTCAATTGTTCCTGGATGATGTCAAAAGCGTTTATGGGAATGTATGGGTGTACAGACAAGATCCTGTATTTCTTGACATTCTTCACAAGCATCGCAAATCGGATGTGTCCACTTTGATTAAAAAGTATGTTGAATTAAACAGAATTGAAGTCGTGAGAAATAATAATAAAAATCAAAATATCATTAAATTTAGATTCTTATGATAACCTATTTAATCTTGGGCGGTGTGACTGTCCTTCTCGCTTACCGGTTGTGGCAAGTTGAGAGAAACGCAGAGGAATTGCAAGAAGCAATCAACAAAAAGAATCGCAACATTTGGGATTTGGAAACAGAAATCTTGACCATTCGGTCAACCATCCAGCAAGGCAAGGATGATTTGAACCAAGCAAAGATGATCAGCGAGAAACGAATCGCAGAACTGGAAGACAAATTGCAAACTTGGCAGAACCAATACACACAATTGAAAAATGTTAAAGGCAAGGGTAGTAAAAGCGACAATTAATTCCATTTGCAAGTGGCGAGTATACTTCGCTGGAGAATTACTCGCCACCTTTGAAACGGAAAAAGATGCACGAGATTACGCAGAATTTATAGACAGACAATGACAAAAAATAAACAACAAACGGCAGTGGAGTGGCTAATTAAACAATTTGAAACAACAGAATTTTACAGTGAAGAATCAAAAGAAAATGTTAAAGAACAAGCCAAAGAAATGCACAAAAAGGAAATGGTAATGTTTGTACTAAATGTTATGGGTAAGTATAGAAATGGTGATGTTTTAGCAGAAGTAGCAACAGAATTATATGAACAAACCTACGAAGGAAGTGAGCAATGAAACTATACACAGAAGCAGATTTAAAAAAGGTTATTTCAATTTACAGTGAAGAATATAAAACTTCAACTGATGAAATATTGAAAGAATTAAACTTAACACCCATTGAACTACCAACTGATGAGGAGATAGATAAAGAAATTGAATGGTTAGACAATCCTTTAGAAAGATTAAATTTTAAAGCAGGGATTAGATGGATGCGTGATAAAATAAGAATACAAGGGAGGTAACAAATGAGTCTTGACTTAAACAAACTATCAAACAAACTTGACGAAGCATTAATTAAGGAAACAACTGAAACACTAACAAAATTTTTAAACGATAAAAGAATGAAAAACAATAAACAAACAACACCGGTTGTAGTAAAACAATCCACAGGGGTAGCTATTAACACCGAAAATGTAAGCCCTGAATTAATTAACTATTTAACCCAAAACTTTGATCACGATGAAGATGATTATTTCGGTGTCATTGGGATGGATAACGGATCCGAAGAACATAAATCACTTATGGAATCAATGTCTAAAATGGGTATGGAATGTAGGAAAGGAGGTAACAATGCTAAATAAGCAAACAGCGGTTGATATTTTTCACAATAGGGTAAATGAACTTATTAAAGAAAAGAAAACCATCACTACTTTTGTTATTGATGGAATTTGGTTAGAGTGTAAAGAAATGGAGAAGGAGCAGATGATTAAAACTTCACTTTTTTGGAGTCATTCAACAGTAAAACGTAAAGACATAGAGGATTACTACAACGAAACCTACGGAG